CCTATCAACTAACTCCGATAACATTTGATCGGCTTCATGCATAGATTCTCCTGCATCTGGAATGAATGTATCGTTGGTACTTAACTCTAATACACGCCGCTCTAACTCTGCAATCCTATTAGCATCGCGGATATGAATCTCTTCCATGTCTTTAAACCTAGCTTCTAATTCTTGTATATCAACGGTTGCAGAGTGAGACATTCTATCAGCCCTATCTACAGCGATGTTGTTAGTAACTCTATCATCAATCCATGCTTCTACTGCTTCAATTAAAGTTTTCATATTATTTATCCTAAGTTATATTAAGTTTATTATTTAACATCTTGCACCTACAATTCTAGCCTTTCAAGATAACTATCTTGCGCTCCTCCAAACGTCAGATCGTAGACCCCCGATACTAAACAGTAACCGCCCTCTGGCATAGCCATTAATCTGTTAGTACTGTATGATATATCTAGGGGCGTATCCCGTACAGGGTCGTGGCCTCTTCGACATATAGCTAGATTATTAACTAGATCTATTAGTACTGCCGTCCAACCTAAAGAGGACACCGCTTTTTCTGCTTTTTCCATGTTAGTTTTCATTTTACTTCTCCAGTTAAATAACTATAGTGAACTTCACTTACATGATTGCCATCAACCCACCGCTTAGAAGTAGTTGATAAATGATTACACCAATTGTTCCACAGGTTTTCAGTACCGTGGTCGTGGCATAGATTTACATAACCCAACACCTTACGTTGGTTGTTAGCAATACCTTTAGGTGATGATAACTTCTTATCAATCACAAAGTCTTTAGGGTCGAGGCCGTACATTTTAATGTTGTGACTATCCATGCAGCCTACTAAACCACCGATCAGTTGACAACAGAACCCTGCTTTAGCTGTGTTTAATCCTGGAATTCTAAGGAAGATCCGCATCAAAGACAGGGCCTTGTTATGTTCAGAAGTCTTGCCGTTTAATACTGCTAATACTTGAGCATGTATCTTATGCCGATGGGTCATTACATATTTATATGTAGGTAACTTGCTATCCTTCCAAAGAAACTTTGAGTCAGATCCGTTAAGCATTACATCTTTAAGCTGAACACCAATACTAAGCCAGTTCTGTTGAATGCTTAACGATACCATAGTAATTACAAGCAGTAGGTTGTTGGCTGATTGCAATGCAAAACGCTGACAGTTTTTACCGTGTGTTATATACATACACTTCTCCAATTAAAAGTAGTAGTCCGTTTGTGGCACGGTGGACTAAGCCGCTACTTAGGATGCTAAGGCACCCCTACCAAATATCTTTAAGGACTTCTTGCATTTCAGTTGACAGCCTATACAACTTATAAGCACTGTCTCTTTTCTTAACATCTATCTTATCTTCTACATAAACTCTAAGATGAGTAGAGTATTTTAAAGGCGCACCGTACTGGTGTCGTCTCCAATCCTGACCCTCTACTAAGCCTTGACCCCTTACCCTTACAGTAAAACGATCTTTGTGTAGATACTTTTTAAGGGTAGCTACAAAGGCTTGACCCTCTTCATCGTTAGGTATTCTTTTCAATAAGTACTTCGGTATATTATTCATGTGTTATCCCCATATCAAATAAAATTGAATCAATAAAATCGTTAAGATCGTTAAACTCAATCTGTTTAGCTTCGGTATATACAGTATCTCCATTACTATCTTGAGTATGTATAGGGTCGAGTGAGCTATAATAAAGAACGTAATCAGCTAAAGTAGCAGTCAGTTCAATATACATTGTGGTAGGTACTATTACTTTTTTCATTTAAGTACTCTCCATTCTAAATTAAATACACTTGGGAAAAACGTCCTGTCAAAGTCCTTGCTTGTTACAACCCAAACTCTTCCTGTACTGCTTGGTTTATGTGGCGGTTCACCCCCTATTGCAATAGCCGTGTCCCCTCTAAAGTCTGTTAAGACCTCATCAAATTTAACGGGTCGGCTAGTGTTTGTATGCACCAACTCCCATACAGTGGGGTTATCTGGATTATCAGTTTTAATAATGCTTAACATTTGTCTTCTCCTAATGTCTCGTCCCATTCTTGAGGGGTCACACCGCTAATTAAAAATTCTCTTTCATCAGGGTTTAAATTAGGCATTGCCTCTTGTATAAGCATCCCTGACATCCATTTATTAAGCTGACTCTGTTCTATATCTAAGTCCATGACTCTTTCAATACCGCTGAATATAGATTTTCTAGATACTAACATAATATAAGTCCTTGTTTTTATAAGTAAGTTTTGCTGTGTCGGTGGACAGTATCGGGGCAGCCACAAACTCAGTCAAATTCTTTCGGTGACCGAACCCATGTTTCTGGTCACGAATCTCTGCAGCCTAGTGGTGGCGTGGCTTTGGGGACATGAAGTTTTTTGCCTCCGACCCAAGTCTTAGAAGAAACCTGGCATTATAAGGGTAAATTTCTTTAAGGTTCTTTGACTCACACTTATAACAAAACCAAGGCTTTAAAGGGAAAAACTTTAATGGGCTTTTGACTCTCATTTATAAGCTTTACTGGTGCTTTAAAGGACCTGGTCCTTTGACTCGCGCTTGTAATAAAACTTTAGTATTTAAAGGGATAAAAAAATATTATATTTATTATCCAGCTGCTAGGGGTATATACAGGAATTTATGCGGGGAAACCTAAGCAATCAAAAAGGAATAACCCAAAGTAGTTTACAAAATAGGGATACAACGCCACAGATTGAAGCCTAATAGACTTTAGCGGGTAAAGGTATGCCAACCTACAGGGTGTAGATCAAAGAGGCTTAAACAGGCTTTAACAAACGACAGGCGAAAAAAAACCCCGCAATAAATGCGAGGCTTTAAAGTGTTGCAGATTTAATTAAACATATTTTTTATCCTTTTAATTATGGTGGCTTGATCGCCTAGTCGTCTCTCTTGGACAGTCCTATTGCGTACTAGGTCGCGTCTGACTATGTCAATGTCAAAGTCAAGACTAATGCCAATGTCGCCTGTCCGTTGGATTGTATCCAGCGCATCAATCGCCTTATTGATGTTAGATATCATTGTCGCAGGTTTCATGTTACTTAGCTCCTTTTAGTAGTAGTGCTAATTGCGCTTGCATTTCCGCAATCTGGGTGGCTTGATCCGCTTCTAGCTTACTAGGCTTTTTAGTCTTAGCAGGCTTTTTAGTAGCATGTATTTTTTCCAATTGAGTAATCATTTTCTTTGGCATTTTAAAACCTGAATCAATATAGATTTGAGCCTGACCATGTTTGAGATTCTTTTTTGGATCAGTGTGTGGATGAGTGGAAGTAACCCACTTAAAGGCGGTACCGTAATCAATAGCCAAGTCAGTAGCACGATTATAAGCCTCTGTTAATTTATAAGCGCATAGTTTAACAGTTGGATATGAGGCTTTCTGGTTTGGATCTATGCTTGATGGATCAAACGCTTTCTTAATAGTAGATATAAACATAATTGTATTCTCTTTTTAAGTAAAAATTATGTCGTTATGTAACCGACAGCGGATTATATGCACATCTAAAAAGTTAATACAAGCGATGAGTGGTTTATTGTATAGGTGATTGTTTCTTATAGGCAGCTGAACTTTTAAGTTAATAAACTTCAAAGGCTTCAAAGTCTCCCTAGTTTGTAACCTAGTTAAAAGCCTTTAAAGATTCGGCAGACTTTGAAGCCTTTAAAAGAGACACCCCAGAAATTGGCTTATTTATAGAGGGCTTTGAAGTACCGGGGCAGGTCACCATACCCCATCCCCCCCATATATACACAATGTTATACATTTTTAGAAGGATTTGAATGTATACCAGTTTAGGGCGGCAGCTTTGAAGAACTTTAAAGGCACAGAAGTCGGGATGAAGATACACAAGAAGGTAGGGATGGATATGTCTATATAAACCCTGGGGGCTTAATATCCAGTATACTGTGATATAAGCAAGTTGTCAAGAACTTTCTTACATTTATTATACCTTCTTGGAATAAAAAGCTTGACAACATGCTAATATCGCAGTATACTAGATAACATGAATAACAATAAAGAACTAACAACCAAACAACAATCTTTTATCAACAACCTAGTAACCTGCAACGGGGACACTAAGCTTGCGGGTGAAATGGCAGGGTATTCACCCACCAGTATTAATAGTGTTGTTAAGAGTTTAAAAACAGAAATACTAGACCTTGCTACAAATATATTAGCGCAGAGCGCCCCTAAAGCCGCTCTAAAGCTCGTACACATTATGGACAGTGCTGAGCCTATACCACAAGCTAACATGCGTATACAGGCCGCTCAAACTATCTTAGATCGTGTAGGATTAGGTAAAACAGACAGACTAGATGTTACTGTAAACAGTAGTGGTGGTTTATTTATACTCCCCGCTAAGCAAGAAACAGTTATAGAAGGTTCTTATGAGGAGGTCTAGTAGCACTATACCATTTGGCTATAAGCTAGATGAAGAGGATACTGCCCTTCTTGAGCCTATTGAAGATCAATTAGAAGCTTTAAAGAAAATACTACCCATGATCCACGATCAAACAATCAGTTTGCGTGAAGGTAGTTTATATTTAGAAAGCATTACAGGACGTAAGGTTTCTCATATGGGTTTAAAAAAGATAGCAGCAAGACATGCAAGATGATTGGGATATTAATCCTAACAATTATCAACAAGATGCAGAAGGCAAGTTTGTACTTAAAGTTGATGGTACGCCCCGCAAAAAATCAGGCAGAGCTAAAGGCTCCAAAAGCAGAGGATATACCTACCACTCAAAAACTAAAGCTACAATGGATGCAAAGAAAGCAGTAAGAGAAAAGAAAAAGAAATTGAAGGCGGCCCAGTCTAAAGTTGATAGCTACAAGAAATCAATTAAAACAACTACAAAGACTATCAATAAGCTAGAAGGTACAGAAAGCTCTAATGTCATAGAAGACGTAGATCTGCAATCACTACCTTCAGCACTAGCAACTGAAGCTCAAGAGGATGTTATCTTCAAGGCCAATGAAGGGCCACAGGAAGACTTCCTCGCCGCAGGAGAAACAGATGTTCTCTACGGTGGAGCAGCAGGGGGTGGTAAGTCCTACGCTATGTTAGTAGATCCTTTGCGCTACGCGCATCGTTCAGCTCATAGAGGTTTAATTATACGGCGTTCTATGCCAGAACTGCGAGAACTAATAGATAAGAGCCGTGAACTCTACCCTAAAGCATTTCCCGGATGTAAGTACAAGGAAGTTGAAAAGCTCTGGAACTTTCCAAGCGGTGCAAAGATAGAGTTTGGTTTCTTGGAGCGTGACGCAGACGTATACCGATATCAGGGACAAGCATATAGTTGGATAGGATTTGATGAGATTACACACCTGCCTACAGAATTTAGTTGGAATTACTTAGCTTCAAGACTACGGACAACTGACAGCGAGATAACTTGTTACATGCGCTGTACAGCAAATCCAGGCGGTGTAGGAGCTACGTGGGTTAAGAAGAGATACATTGATCCTTCTCCACCACACGAGTCCTTTGAAGGCTCAGACGGGCTAACAAGAAAATTTATACCTGCTAGGTTACAAGATAATCCGTTCTTAGCACACGATGGTAATTACGAAAAGATGCTAAAGGCTTTACCGCCTACACAGCGTCAACAATTACTTGAAGGTAATTGGGATGTTGCGGAAGGTGCAGCATTTACAGAATTCCTCCCACACTTA